AACTGCAGGATACGCATTATGGATGATGACATTTCAAACAGATAAAAATATATTGGTAATTGCTACCAAACAAGATACCGCTAAAAATTTAGTTACAAAGATTCGAGTAATGCACGCAAACCTACCAAGTTGGGTAAGGTCAAATTGTGTTGAGGATAACAAACTCTCACTTAGATACTCAAATGGTTCACAAGTAAAGGCGATATCAAGTACTGAGGACGCAGGTCGTTCAGAGGCACTATCTCTACTCGTCATTGATGAGGCAGCATTCATCGATAAGATTGATACAATATGGACTGCTGCACAAAGTACTTTGAGTACTGGTGGTCAATGTATAGCTTTATCTACACCAAATGGTGTTGGTAATTGGTTTCATAGAACTTGGGTAGGAGCAGAAGAAGGAAGTAATGATTGGAATATGATTAAACTTCATTGGACTGTTCATCCTGATAGAAAACAAGAGTGGAGAGATGAACAAGATAAACTCTTAGGACCTTCTGAAGCGGCACAAGAGTGTGATTGTGACTTCATCACCTCAGGTCAAGGTGTGGTTGACCCAAGAATATTAGAAGAGTATAAGTCTACACATATAGAAGAACCATTAGAAAAAAGAGGGTTTGATAGTAATTTGTGGGTTTGGAAATCTCCAAATTATACTAAAGATTATGTTTTAGCAGCTGATGTAGCAAGAGGTGATGGACAAGATTTTTCTGCATTTCATGTGATTGATGTGGATAGTATGGAACAAGTGGCAGAATATAAAGGTAAAATATCTACAAAAGATTTTGGTAATTTATGTATGAATGTGGCTCAAGAATACAACAACGCACTACTTGTGATTGAGAATTCAAGTATTGGTTGGGCAGCAATTCAACAAGTAATAGATAGACAATACGATAATTTATTTTATACAAGTAAAGATTTACAATATGTAGATGTTGCTAGGCAAGTAACAAATAGATATAGAAATTCAGATAGACAAATGGTACCTGGTTTTAGTACTACATCTAAAACAAGACCATTAGTAATAGCAAAATTAGAAGAATATTTTAGGGAAAAGTCAGTAATAGCTAAATCTTCACGATTAATAGATGAGTTGTTTGTATTTATATATAACAACAATAGGGCCGAAGCAATGCAGGGATACAATGATGACCTTGTCATGAGTTTAGCTATCGGACTATGGGTAAGAGATACAGCCCTTCGACTTAGAGCCGAAGGTATGGCTTTGCAAAAAGATGTATTAAATAGAATGATAGACTACGAAGCAGTCTACACACCAAGTGAAAATAAAAAAGAAGGTTGGACAATGGATGTTGGTGATAAAAAAGAAGACCTAACTTGGTTAATAAAGTAAGAGGATAAAATGGCCGAATCAAAATTAAGAGCAAGATTAAAAAGATTATTTTCCACAAATGTAATCGTAAGACATGCAGGTGGAAGAAAATTAAAGATTGCCGATACAAATAGATTACAACAGCTGTCTAAAGATAATCTTGTAGATAGATATTCAAGATTATATAGTAATTTAGCAACTGGTGGATATGGTAAATCTCAACAGATTACATTTCAATCTCAAAAAATAGGATTGTTCAGAGACTATGAAGAAATGGATAACGATGCTATTATCTCAAGTGCTCTCGATATTTACGCTGACGAATCGACTATGAGGTCTGAGTACGGAGATGTTTTAACAATTCAATCCGATAATGAAAATATTTATGATATTTTACATAATTTATATTACGATATATTGAATGTTGAGTTTAACCTTTGGCCATGGGTAAGAAATTTATGTAAGTATGGTGATTTTTATCTTTACTTAGATATTAAGGATAAATATGGTATAACAAATGTCGTACCTCTTTCTACATATGATGTAACAAGAATAGAAGGACAAGACCCTTCAGAACCTTATATGGTAAATTTTCATGTACAGGATGCTGATAATAGACACTCTAATCAAAGAAGTGAAAAAGAATTTCAAAATTATGAAGTGGCACATTTTAGATTACTAAGTGATTCAAACTTTTTACCTTATGGTAAGGGTATGATTGAAGGAGCCCGTAAGATTTGGAAACAATTAAGTCTTATGGAAGATGCAATGTTGATTCATAGAATCATGAGAGCACCTGAAAAACGAGTGTTCAAGATTGATATTGGAAACATACCACCAGCAGAAGTAGAAAACTTTATGCAAAAGATAATCAACAAGATGAAAAAGGCTCCTGTTATTGACCAAGATGGTGATTACAACTTAAGGTATAATATACAGAACTTAACAGAAGATTTTTTCTTACCAGTTCGTGGTGGAGATAGTGGTACTCAGATAGAAGGACTACCTGGTTTAACCTATGAGGCTACAGATGATATTGAATATTTGAGAAACAAGTTGATGGCAGCATTAAAAGTTCCTAAGGCTTTCTTAGGATATGAGGAATCACTTGGTAGTAAGGCTACATTAGCGGCAGAAGATGTAAGGTTTGCTAGGACGATTGAAAGAATACAGAGAATTCTTATTTCTGAGTTAACAAAAATTGGTATCGTTCATTTATACTCACAAGGATATACTGATGAGGATTTGGTAAATTTTGAATTAGGTTTAACTAACCCATCAAAAATTTACGAAGAAGAAAAAATTGAATTGTGGAATTCTAAACAACAACTTGGACAATCTATGATAGATTCTAAGATGGCATCTACTGAATGGGTATATGATAATGTATTCAAATTTACTGAAGAACAAAAGAAACAAATGAGATTAGAATTAATAGCAGACCAAAAACGAAAGTTTAGATGGGACCAGATAGAACAAGAGGGTAACGACCCAGTACAAAGTGGTCAAGCCATGGGAACACAAGGAGCCATGATGGGTGGAATGGATGATATGGGTGATGTAGGTGGAGATGTTCCACCTGAAGGTGAGGACGGAGAAGACCCAAACATCGGTAGGACTGGTAAAGAAATAGGTGGAAGACCAAAAGAAGGTGGGAAGTACGGAAAAGATAGTGGAGCTCGTGGTAGAGACCCATTGGGTAGTCATGATAGACGAAAACAATACGGAATAGCACTTGCACACTATGATGCCATGAAAAAAGATTTAAAAAAACTAAGTAGAAATGATAGAAAACTGTTAGAAGAGACGATGGATGTTGAAAAAGAATATTCAGATGATGTTAATTCTTTAAATGATGATTCTAAATAACGAATTATTAGAAGTTTTTATATTTATATAAGAGATATTATACGGAGAATTGGAGTATATACATGAGTAAACGAGCTAAACACTCGAAAATTAAGAATACAGGTATTCTTTTCGAGCTGTTATCAAGACAAATTACACAAGACATCATAAGTGATGACACCAAAAGTAAATCTATCGATTTGCTCAAAAGGTATTTTAATGAAAAAACTGAAATTGGTAAAGAAAATCAACTTTATCAAATTTTAGTAAAGACAAATTATAACTCTACTGCAAAAGCACAGAGATTAATTGAGGCTGTTTTAAAATCTCGTTCTAAGGTAAACAGTAAAAAACTTAAAAACGAAAAATATAATTTAATCAAGTCTATAAGTGAAACTTACAAGACCGAAGATTTTTTCCGTTCTCGTATACCAAATTATAAAGTTCATGCTTCAATTTACAAATTATTTTTATCAGAATCAATAGAATCATTAAATCCGTTAGATGAAGTGGATAGTAATTTTACTATTATAGAACACATTACTGGTAAAAAGATGTCAAAAAACATCAAGACAGATAATGAAGTCATAAAAGAATTTAAAGGTCAAGATAAAGACCTTAGATTATTATCATATCAATTAATGGTTGATAATTTTAATAAAAAATATAAAACTCTGAATACTCCACAAAAAAATCTCTTAAAAGAATATATAAATAATATCTCTAATACCAATTCTCTAAGAGAGTTTGTCAATGATGAAGTAAAAACAATACAAAATGCCTTAAATTCACATCTACCAAAAATTGATGATGATATAACGAGAATAAAACTCCAAGAGGCAATCAATCAAATGGATAACCTTACCAAAGGTAGTATCGTCAAGGACAAACAAGTTATTTCTCTAATGAGGTATTATGAACTCATTAAGGAGCTTGACAATGTCCGCTCAAAGTAAACTCGAAGAGTTTATAAGAAGGCTCATTCAACAGGAGTTAGATGAGGCAACTTCTACCGCATCAGTAGGTAACGATTCTTATAAAACACCCTTCGCATTCTCAGATAAAAGAAAAAAAGGTAAAAAGAAAAAGAAAGCTGGATATGATGGTGGACACACAAATCCCACCGTATCCACCGACAATTTTCATGCCAACGACCCGAAACTGAGAAAAGAAGGTAAGTATCATGATTTTCGTAATGATGACACATTGACAGCAAAACAAAAAATTGGAATGGCAATGAGAGAATCTCGTGATAGTTTGAAAAATTTAGAAAAGACAATCGATATGAATTTAAGATTGAAGAATGAATTAAATGTTGATTCAAGGGATTATTGGAAAAACACACATAAAGCACTCAAAAAAATTAGTGAGAGGTTAGTAAAGTTAGCAGGTAAGGTCGGTCAACTAAGATAGTCCCATGTCGTTTGAAGAAAACAAAAAGTCTTATATGGACTCTTTGTATGGTATTTCCACCTTGTTGAAAAGGTGGCATACAGAGATACATAAAAAAGATATAACAAAGAATTACTTAATTAATCGTCTTGATAATTGGATTAAGAAACTCCAAGAATTAAGGCATGAAATAATGATGAGGAAAAGTTGATGAAAGACTTAATAGTAGATTACATACCATTCGAAATAACACCTGAACAGATAAATGAATCCATAGCACAAAATGGTGGAAAATTAATAGTTCATGGTGTACTACAAAGGGCTAACGCAAAAAACCAAAATGGTCGTGTGTATCCTCGTGAAATATTAGAAAGAGAAAGTCAGAAGTACACAAAAGAATTTGTTGTACAAAAAAGGGCTCTTGGTGAGTTAGACCATCCTGATAGTTCTGTAGTAAATTTACAGAATGTATCCCACAATGTTACGGAAATGAATTGGGAAGGCAATAACTTGGTTGGAACCGTTGAGGTATTGGGAACACCAAGTGGAAACATTTTGAAAGAATTATTTAGAGCAGGTATCAAACTTGGTATTAGTTCTCGTGGTATGGGTTCCGTTGAACCAATGAGTGAGGGTGATGGACAACAAGTAGGACAAGATTTTGAACTTATAGCATTTGACTTTGTTTCTAATCCATCTACACATGGAGCCTTTTTATATCCTATGAAAGAAAGTGTTGGAAATGAAATACCAACAGGTAGAACTTGTGGTGAGTATTGTAAGGTTGAATCAATCATAAACGATATAATCAGAGAAGGTTAGTGAAATTAAAAGATTTAATAAAAGAAAGTAAGTATCTTCAGAGAAAATTTGGAGAACCATTACCCACATTAGATAGTGTGATGAAACAGCATAAATCTAAGGAACAGGTCAACGAGAGAATAACAACTCCTTTTATGGTACATCCTACTGATCCTGACCAAACTGAAAGACATTGGGTAAAGGTATTTAAAGAATTGGCCAGAGGTCATGGTCATATCATTGATTACGGCCCAAGAGAATCAGACCAATACGATTGGAACGATAGAAGAAATTACAAAAAGTCCATAGAAGAATACAATAAGTATATGAATAAAGTAGCGGACAAACTTAACAAATCACTTGATGAGATGAACAACATTTATAAAGTGTGGAGTAAAATTCGTGATAAGTATCGTAAAAAAGATAAGAGTTAATAATGATTAGCTTAAAGTCATTATTAAGAAATGTCCGTGAGGCAAAACTAACTCCACCAAAAAAAGGAGTGGAAACACCATTGGATGCTAAAGTACAAATTCAAGGATATGGTGTGATGACGAGAAAACAATTACAGAAAAGTATTGAAAGGATTACCTATGAGGTTTACAAAGACGCAAAAAAAGGTAATGTAAAAAATATAATGAGTTCACTTTATAAAAGAAGTGTATTACAAAGATTTTTGGAAACAGAAATCCAACATAGTGGAGAATAAAAATGGGAATGAATCCTAAACAACAAATGGACATGGAGAAGAAGTGGAGAACTTTTCGTCTTCAAGAAGAATTAAATGAAGAAGAAAAAGACGCTTTTGACGCACCAATTCCATCACAGATAAAAAGATTTATGGCAAAGTTCATAGACGCTTTACAAAAAGGTAATTTAAACCGAAAGAAAAAATTAGCAATTATGGGTCAAGTAATATCTAATCTTGATATTGAACCCAATGAGTTAATGAAGTATGTTCGTTTGGTAAAAAAAGGACTATAAGTTGCCAGCTAAATCCCAACAACAACAGAAGTTTATGGGATTGGTACATGCCTACAAGAAAGGTGAAGTACCAGCCAGTAAGGTTAGTAAGGCCGTAAAAGACGCAGCAAAGTCAATGAGTAAGAAGTCTGTTAAAAAATACGCTAAAACAGACCACGATGATTTACCTAAAAAGGTAAAGGAAAGTAAAACCTCTAACATGATGAAAGCTATTCGTAAACACGGAACATCAGGACCTTGGGATATTATTGTAAGTAAGAATAATAAGATAAAAAAACGAGTATCTGTAAAAAATTTAAAAGAGATACCAGCAGAAATGGGTGATATAAGAAAGAAATTTCCAAATCATAAGTTTGGTATAGAAGCTAAAAGTGGTAGAATAGCCTATAGAGAAGAAAAAAAAGGTTGTATGTGTGAGGCTTGTCAAAAAGGGTACAAGACTCATCCTAAAAGAAAAACCAAAATTATGTTTGGTAAGAGATATAGAAATTGTGTTAAGGCAGAAGCTATATCCGATAAGATGTCAGTTATCATGACCAAGTTAGCCAAATCATTAGGTGTTAAATCAGTAGTGGATATGGCAACTGGTAGTGGAAGTCTAAGTTACTTCCTCGATGATAAGATGGAAGCAAAAAAATTAGCTATGATGTTAAAGAAAACATTTAAAAGAGTAAGAATTATACCTTTGGATAAATCAAAAGGTGATACAGCCAACTTTGTAGTTGCAGCTGATATGATTGGATTATAATGAGTACTCACCACACATGACCATATAGTGGTGAAGAACACCCAGTTTGGGTGAAACATGAGGAAGAACCTATGGATGATTATAATAAAAGAATGAAAGAGTGGATAACCAACATGGTTAAGGAAGAGCTATCAGAAAATGATGATAGTGATATTGAGAATCAATCTCATTTAAGTGAAAAGGCCAAAAGAGATTACAAAGATGAGTATAAAAAATTTCAATCTTCTCCAAAGGCTAAGAAATATAGAGCAGAATTAAACAAGTACAATCGTAAGAAAGGTACTTATGGAAATGGTGATGGGAAAGACGCATCACACAAAGGGGGAAAGATAGTGGGATTTGAGGCACAATCTAAAAATAGAGGTAGAGCTGAAAAGAGTAGGTTAAAAAAAGAATCCTTTAAAGAAAATAAGGATAAGGTTAAAAAGTATATGATTAGTAAAGGTGATACCGAAGAAGACGCTACAGAAAAACTTAAATATTATGATTACATCAAGAAAACCTACAAGGGTATAACTCCAGCAAGAATGGCAGATATAATGGGTCATCTAGCAAAAATGGAATCCGTAAATGAACGAACAAAGATGAGACCTGCTGTAAAGAAATTATTAAAACAAAAAGGATACGGGCCAATCTTTCAAGCAATTGATACTTCCAAAAGACAATTCAAACAAATGAGATACTCACGAGGTGAGATACAAGATACCTTGATTGATATGTTTGGTGATGAAGACCCAAAGATACTACAAAAGATTAAAGAATCCGCGAATGAGGGAAAATATACAATGTATCCATCCAAATTAGTAGATATGGGTGTAAAGATAGCCAAGATGATGAGTGGTAACATGACTGGAGCCGTAAAAAAGATTGAAAAATTGAGAAAAGGATTATCTAAAAATGGTAGAGTTCAATATGCACTTCGTCAAGCAAATGAATCTATAAATGAAGAAATGTATTTTGACCCTAAAAGTGATTTTAAAAAATATATGGATAAAGTTTTTAAACAATCCAAAATAAAAGTGATAAAATTTGACCGTATGAAACAAAGTTTTCATAATGGTGCTTGGGGTGGATTCTATACGGTTAAATCCGACAACAAAGTAGATATGAAAGGTCAAGGTAAAGTAAAAAGAGGTTCTGCCGTTATACCAGTATACATTAGTAGAGTGGGAGAAATTGAGTTAGGAATTAGAGCTGGTGGTTTTCATATAGGTAAAGTTGGTAGTTCACAAGTGGTAAAGAACCTAAAAGATTTTAAGAAAGGTGATTTAGATGAATCCGTAAATGAAGATGTATACGCTATCGTAGATAAATTCAACCAAAAGAAACAAGATTATGACCAAGTCTATTTCAAGGATAATAACTTAAATAAAGTTAAGAACCACATGAAAAAGATGGGTAAGAAGTATGGAAAAATGAATCTTATAAAAGTTAAAACTAATGGTAAGATGAGTTTGGTAGAATCCGTTTCCAAATCTCAAGCTCAAGAAATAATGAGACAATTGGGTGGAAGAAAATTTGAAATGTTGATGGGTGTAAAATCAAAAGGTGTAGGTAAAGACGGATTGATTCTACACATTGGAAGAAATCCAAAAAAAGTTTCTCATATAATTATTGATATCGATAGAGGAAAAGATTTATACAACTTGACATTTGGAAAAATATTCAAGTATCAATTCAAAGTAATCAAGAAGTTAAAAGGAATTTATGTAGACCAATTACATGATATGATTGAACAATATACTGGTTTACTAACCACATTTAGGAAAAGATAATGATTAAATTAAAAAAATTAATGACAGAATCCGTTTGGAACAGAAAGTTTGGTGAACCATTACCTACACTTGAAGATACAATGAAAGCTCATCAAAAGAAAACCATTACGGAAGGAACTCGATGGTTGGTAGGTATCGAACAACCTAATGGTAAGATTACATCCACTTACGGACATTACGATGGTTATCCTGAATGGGCAGGTAAACATTTAAAAAAGTTTTATAACAATCCTATGAAAGCAAAAGAATTATTGAAACTCGGTAGAGCAGGAATTTCCACAATCGGTAAGAAAATGAAAGGTAGTAAAGACCACTCATTCGAAAAACCTGATAAAGATGTAACTGTATTTTATGGTAGGGACAGAGGTGAAAAGGGAAGCATGACGAGTAATTGGAGTAATAGAGACAAGGTAAAATTTGATAGTGGTGAGGAATACGCTTACATTTATAACCTCAAAGAAAAACAATGGTATTATAAATCACGATACTCTAATCCACAAGATTGGACAAAGTTAAAATAATATATGTTAAAACTTAAAGATTTACTAAACGAGAAAAAAGACCACGAAGGCTCCATGGCTAAATCTCAACTTGAGAGAAGTCAAAAATACGCTATGATGATTTATAAAATCATTCAAAATGTTGATAAGGATGGTGATGGTGAGGTTGAATTTCCAGCTTGGGTACAATCAAAGTTAACTAAGTCTATGGATTATTTACAATCTGTATATAATTACTTGGATGGTAAAGATGGATTAGATGATAAGTTTCAAGATGAAGCCTCAACAACAGCCTATGTACCAGGATATCAAACACCACTAGCTTTTAAAAAATCTACAAAAGATGCTCTTGATTGGGACGATGAAGATGATGATGATGAAATATTAGGTGGATTAAAAGATGTTAGGGGTAAAAGAGTAAAAAGATTTGGTGAGGATATGGATTATGTTCCACCTAAGTATAGTAATCCAGAAGCTAAATTACACATGGATGCTGATGTCAAAAAGATGTCACAACATTTAGGTAAAGCATCACAGCAAGTAATAAAGATTATGATGGATGGTGTAAAGAGTGGTAAGTATGATGCATTAGACATCATAAGAGGTATTGAAACTGGTAATTGGAACAGAACTCATGAGGGAGAAAGACCTTTTATAAAAATGTTATGGAGAAAAGTTCGTAAGGGATTCAGAAGATATATGCCGAAAGGAAAATTAAGAAAGTAGATATTTATATCTAATTAGGAGAGACAAAATGTCAAAAAAATTAAAAGATTTATTAAGTGAAGATATCACAACTATGGGTGGTGTGGTTTCAAGACCAGCATTCAGCAACTTAGATATGGGGTTTAGAACTCAAAAGTCTACTAAGTTGACTAACATTGTTGAGGATATGTATGGTGATTCAAAACCTAAAATCAATGTAAAGGAATTTGTACAAGAAATTGGACAATATAATTCCTATGGTAATGAAATTTATCGTGAGGGTAATTTAAAAGAATTAGCTTCTAAACTTTCAAAACTTGCTGAAACAGCAAAACAACATACATTACAAGAAACCGAAGATTGGTTTGATAAGATTACTGTAAATCGTAATATGAAAGAATTAACTGGTCTCTCAAATCAATTTAAAAAAGTAGCTTCTGAAGCACAATCTCTCCAAGAAAGAATGTCTACTTTATATGAGGACATGGGACACATTCTTGGTCGTTATTACGAAATAAATGGTGGAGAAGCTCAAAGTGATGAAGTAAAAGAAGAATTCAATGGTATGGTTCGTGAAGGTGAGTATGAAGAATTCTTTCAAGCAGCCATGAAAAAATTTGGTATATCTTCACCTGATGAGTTGGACGATGATAAGAAAAAAGAATTTTTTAATTATGTAGATAATAACTATTCTGCTAAGAATGAGGGTGAAGCAGAAAATAAGAAAGCCCAAATGTTAAGAAAGCAATTAGAAAAGTTAAGATTAAAGATAGCACAAATAGAAAATGAACCAAACCCATTTGGTGGAGGCCCACTTCAAGGATTAAAGAGGAAGAGGGACATGATGAAACAACAAATTAGACAACTCACAGGAAAAGAAGGAGTTACTGAAGCAAATTATAGTTTTGCTGGTAAGAAGTATAAGAAAAAATCATCCGCTCCTGTAAGTGACCCTCGTGTAAACAGAGATAGTCAAGGTACTGCGGTAAATCCGATAGACAAACAATTAGACGCTCTAAGACAACAATCAAGAGAATTATCAGCAAAGGCGGAAAAGGCAGGAACCTTTAAAGAAAAACAGCCATTGTTAGCAAAGAGAAAAGCAATTCAAATGAAAATAAAACAGTTGGTAAGACGACAAGGTTAATAAAAGACAAAGAGGTTTTTATGTTAGAAGTAAAGGTTCGTAAGAACAATGTAGAACACGCACTACGAATATTAAAGCGTAAAGTAAAAGATAGTGGTTTAATGTTGGAATTAAGAGAAAGAGAATTCTACACAAAACCATCGGTTAAAAATAGAGAAAAAAGAAAATTAGCCAAGGTTAGAAATTGGATAAGACAAAGGGAAAGAAATCCTGATTGGTGTGGGGAACCACCTACACAATCACTAAAGGAAAAATATAAATTTTCTAAACAAAAATAACCGATTTTTCAACTTGTATATACTTATATACACAAGAATATGTCATTAATCCTATATGACATACCGATGATAATGTAATCACATTATAGTTCCCAATAACTATACTAAATCCGTTGAGTTTATGCTCAACAATCTCAAAGGAGATCAATAATGGATGACCTTTTAAAAGACGCTATAGCTGATGCTAAAGCTGTCCGTGAAACGGCACTTGCTAACGCTAAATTAGCTCTCGAAGAAGCATTCACTCCACGCATTCAATCTATGCTATCTCAGAAGATACAATCTGAAATCGAAGATGAAGATGAAGTAGCTGACGCTGAAGTTGCTGACGAAGAGGAAGAAGTTCCTGCTGAAGCACCTGCAGAGGCACCTGCTGAAGAAGAAGCACCTGAAGTTGCTGTAGAACCTGAAGAAGGTGAAGAAGTAGCTGATATCGCTGACGAAATCGAAGATGAAGACGAAATGCACCATGAAGTCGAAGACGAAGAACCTGAAGTTGAAGGTGTAATCGAAATCGATGGTGTTAAGTACGCTCCAGTAGTATCTGAAGAGGAAGAAGACGAAGATGAAGGAATGCATGCAGAAGGTGAACACGGAGAAGAAGACGAGGACGAAGGATATTCCGAAGACCTTGACTTAGAAGCTGTGTTAGCTGAGTTGGAAGGTGAAACTGTAACCGAAGAAGAAGAAGATGATGAAGATGAAATCGCAGAAGGTGACGATAAAGAAGACGAAGATGAAATAAGTGAAAACGATGTCTCATCTGATATCGGTGCAGCTGACAACAAGTTAAAACCTGAAGCTGGTGATTCCTCTAAAATTGGACAAGGTCCTGAAGGTGAAGGTTCTGATAAACCTGCTGGTAAGGAAGATGAAAATTCAGAAATAGTAGACGATTTGAAAGAAGATGTTGAAGTTTCTGAAGACATTGACCTTGAAGAAGTATTGAAAGCACTTACAGAAGAAGAAGATGCTGACGAAGAAGAAGAAAAAGAAGACGCTTCTGAAGCTATCAATACTCTTAAGTCCGACTTAGAAGAGCACAGAAATGTAGTGAAATACCTGCGTGGAAAGTTGAATGAAGTTAATCTTCTCAACGCTAAACTTTTGTTTACTAACAAACTATTCCGTAATTTCGGTTTAAATAATGAACAGAAGTTAAAAGTTGTGGAGACTTTCGACAGAGCAACAAACCTAAGAGAAGTCAAGTTGGTATTTTCAACTTTGGCCGAATCTTTTGGTAACAAAGTGGCAAGTAAGCCAAGTAAACCAATTAAAGAATCAAAGGGTTCAAGTTCAAAACCTGTAGCTTCAACTAAACCAAAAACTGAAGAAGTAATTTCTGAAGGATTTGATTTAAAAGAACGCTTTCAGAAACTTGCCAAGATTCTTTAATCAATCTTAAACAACTTAAATTGGAGAACTAAAATGAGTTCATTTGGAAAAATTGAAAAACTCATGGATTCTTACGATCCTGTTCGTTCTCGTTTGGCAGAAACTCAAAAGTTAGTAGAAAAGTGGGAACCCACTGGACTTCTTGAAGGTATTGAGGATAATAACAAGCAACACGGTATGGCCGTACTTCTTGAAAACCAAGCCCGTCAGTTAATTGATGAATCATCAAAAACTGGTGGTAGTGGTTCAGAAGAATGGAGTGGTGTTGCATTACCATTGGTTCGTAGAATCTTTGGTGAGTTAGCAGCTCAAGACTTTGTTAGTGTTCAACCTATGAACCTACCAAGTGGTCTAATTTTCTATCTTGACTTCAAGTATGGAACTGCACAAACAGCGAACCATAATAAAGGTGAACATATACATGGTAACACCTCAGCTTCAAGTGATGCTAGCGGTGGTTTATATGGTGCTGGTAAATTCGGATACTCTATCAATGATAATGTATCTAGCACTATTGTAAACTCAAACATCACAGAAGCATCTGCTTCTTGGAAAGAAGTAGAATTCGAACCAGACCTATCTGCATCTATTGCTACTACAGCATCAGACCAGATTATCAAACTAACTGTAACAAGAGCTAATTTCGCAACAGCAGCACCTAACGCTGACTTGAACGGAATTAGAGCTTTCGAAGTTAGTGGTTCTGATATCTCAGCTCACTATCCTGCTTACTCTTATTTCGACGCAGACAATGTGTATTTCTATGTGAAAGCCACAGATGGTCGTATGGACGCAGCTGGAATTGGTGTGAAATATCACAAGCAACCAACCGAAAGTGTCAGAGGTGATTTCGAACAAAGTACATTCTCAACACCTGCACCTAATAGTGCTGATGATGTGGATATTCCTGAAATCGATATCGCACTTAGACAGATTTCTATTGTTGCGAAAACTCGTAAACTTAAAGCAGTATGGACTCCTGAGTTAGCTCAAGACCTTAACGCTTACCACTCTGTTGACGCAGAAGCTGAATTGACTTCTATGTTAAGTGAGTACATCTCAATGGAAATTGATTTGGAAATCCTTGACCTATTGAAATCTGAAGCTAACGCTAAGACTGAGTACTGGTCAGCAAAGGTTGGATACGAGTATGATTCAGTAACTTCCTTATTCTCTGAAGTTTCTGGTAATTCAAATGCTTACACAAAAGGAACTTGGTTCCAAACACTTGGAAACAAACTACAAGCTGTAAGTAACGCGATACATCAGAAGACTCTAAGAGGTGGTGCTAATTTCATTGTTGTTTCACCTGAAACTGCAACTGTAATTGAATCCATACCTGGATACGCTGCTGATACTGATGGTAACGCAACCAACACATCATACGCAATGGGTGTACAGAAAGTTGGAGCATTGAATAACAGATATACGGTTTATAAGAACCCTTATATGTTAGAAAATGATATCCTACTTGGTTTCCGTGGAAGTAACTTCCTCGAAACTGGAGCAGTATACGCACCGTATGTTCCGTTAATCATGACTCCTCTTGTTTACGATCCTGTTAATTTCACTCCTCGTAAGGGTGTAATGACAAGATACGCGAAGAAGATGGTAAGACCTGAATTCTACGGAAAAGTTGTTGTCGCAGACATCAACATGGTTTAATTGAGTTTACGAACTTAATTTAACTGATCTTACATTAGAGGGGGAGATTTTTTCTCCCCCTTTTTTGTGCCCATTAGAGATTTCTTGTATCTTTGATATTTATATTAGAAGTAATATATCCAATTAGGAGAATTTTATGGAAGCTATATGGCCAGGAAGTGGTTCAGCAGTAAGTGGAAATACACCATTCAATCTTTATGACAATGATACAACATTTCAATCGGATGCACCTAAATTTGCAAGTTGGTGTGCTAAAAGATTGGGTTATCCAATCATGGCAATTGAAATGCAGGATTCACAATTTTATGCATGTTTAGAGGAATCGATTAGTGAGTATTCATCTCAAGTAAATTCATTTAATATTAGGGAAAATTTAATCCATCTACAAGGTCAACCAACTGGTTCATCTAATGATGTAACACATAAAAGGGTTACATCTAACTTTGGTCGTACTATTCAATTATCTGAACAATATGGTACTGAAGCAGGTGTTGGTGGTAGTGTTCAGATGAAAAGTGGTTCTGTAGATGTGGTTAGTGGTAAACAAGTTTATGATTTACAAAATTTATGGTCTGAGGTGAGTGAAAGTGGTAAGAGAATGGAAGTTCGTAGAGTATATTACGAGGCTTCACCAGCAGTTGTAAGATATTTCGACCCATATGCAGGTACTGGAGCAGGAAGTTACAATATGTTAGACTCATTTGGTTGGGGAAACATGACTCCAGCTGTTCAATTCATGATGATGCCAATTTACGCAGACCTATTGAGAATTCAGGCAATAGAATTTAATGACCAAGTTAGAAAATCAGGTCACACCTTTGAATTAGTAAACAATGAAGTAAGAATCTTCCCAAATCCAACAGATAGTTACAAATTATGGTTTCAATATTATTTAAAAGAGGACAAAGACACTCCGTTTCAAGATTCAAGTGGTATGGGAATAGGAACCGTATCGGATAGTTCGAATGTTCCTTATCAAAATATGGAATATAATAATATAAATGATGTTGGTAAACAATGGATTAGGAAATATGGACTTGCTTTATCAAAAGAATTATTAGGAATCATAAGAAGTAAGTATGGTTCAGTTCCAATACCAAATGCTGAGGTCAATTTAGACGGAGATACATTGAGAAGTGAGGCAAGTGCCGAGAAAGAACAATTAATTTCACAATTAAGGGAAGATTTAGAAGCCGCAAGTCGTAAAAACATGATGGAAGCCGATAGTGAAGAATCTACACGACTTCAAGAAAAATTACAAAAAGTCCCCTTACCAATATTCGTAGGATAAATAAATGGCTGGTCGTTTTTTACCCCAAAGAGATAGAAATTTCTTAGAGAGAATCAACAAGGAGTTGGTTGGTGACCTTCGCACTGAAAACGAAGGAATAATCAATCAAAAAATTGTTATTTATAAGATTTCTGCTTATGATACCTCAACAAATATGTATGGAGAGGCCGTAGGTGGTAAAAACTTCAAACAAGGAGTACAATTGGCCTGTATTGTTGAAGCAAGTGATTTTGATTACAATACCGATGAATTCGGACCTGATGCACAACAAGATTCTCAATTTCATATACTAAGACAGACACTTTTAGACTTAAGTTTGACACCAGAGATTGGTGATATTGTAGAATGGAACTATGGATTTTTTGAAGTCAATGGGGTGTTAGAAAATCAATTGATTGGTGGAATGCAAGAGAATAATTGGAGTGTTACATTAAATACACATCTATCTCGTCAATCATTTACAAATCAAACAAGAATTAGGAGTATTTAGTGGCTGAAATTATAACATCACGAAAGAAACCTGAACCAAGAAGTACTCGTGGTAAACTAAATAGAGCAAGACAATATAAAGTTACGGAAGGTCAACCAAAAGACATATCAGTAACATTAATGGACATGGATAGTGCTATAATGTACTATTTTGAAAATGTTATAAAACCTACAGTTTTTGAAAATGGTGAAACCGTAAAGGTTCCTACTATGTATGCATCACCAGAAAGGTGGCATTCAATACAAAAAACAGGATTCATGAGAGATTCCAAACGACAACTTATCTTACCTGTTATAGCATTCAGAAGAACTGGTATGGAAAAAGATGATACGATAGCAGTTGATAAAATTGACCCATTAGACCCAAAATTATTTTACACATTTGAAAGAAAATTTACTGATAACAACAGATACGATAATTTCTCAGTTCAACAAGGAATAATTCCTCAAAGAGAATACTACAATGTAGCTGTACCTGATTACATGGTGTTGAATTATGATTTTATAATATTCACACATTACATAGAACAGATGAATAGGTTGGTTGAGAGAATCAATTGGTCTGCTGGAAGTTATTGGGGTGAACCTGGTAAGATGAGGTTTAAAACCAATATTGAAAGTTATACTGATAGTACAGAACTTGCTGATAGGGATAGAATTGTAAAAACAGAATTTAGTGTTAGTTTAAAAGGATACTTGATACCAGATTCATTCAATGAACTTCAAGGTCCTCATACGATGCAAAAATACCTAACTCCTAAAAAGTTAATTATTGGAGCAGAAACTGATTTAAGTGTTGCAAGTATTGTCTCGACACCCGATGATGGGACAAATGTCACATTGACTACTCAACGACAAGGTAGTGGAGCAAGTAATCTTGCAAACAAACATATTGTAAATGAAGGTGATGGAATTACCATAACAAATACTGGTATAGGGTTTGATGGGGCAAATGAATTGATACAAACTTTCAGTCTTGATGAAAGCTTTAGTCCTACTTTTGCAAATATAACCACAACTGGTAACATTACATCTGAGGGTGACATTATAGCAGTTGGTAATGTAATAGCAAAAAATTATATAGTGAGTTCTTCAGTAACTCATATGACTCAATCATTTAGTAGTGGTTCAACCATATTTGGTGATTCGGTATCCGATACTCATCAATTTACTGGTTCGGTTAGTGTAAATGGTTCATTAGAAGTAAATGGTTCTGCTATAGGGTCAAGTGTATCAACATTTGATACCTACATCAGAAAGACTTTTGTTAAAAAGGCTTCAAGTATACTTAATAACTCGACTGCTAGTTTTTCAGCAGTAACGGCATCAGCTCCAAGTGGACTGTCAGCAACCAATGAAGATGATTTTGTATTTTTTCTAAATGGTCAATATATGGAACATGATGCATTAACAATTGAACAATCAAATGGTTCAACATTTTTACTCAAAGTCGATACCGATAGTATTGGATACTTTTTAGAAAGTGATGATGAGATAATAGCACAAGGAAAGTTTAATGCTTAAGTTAGTGGATTTACTAACGGAGAAAAAACTTAGGGTATTTGATTTTGATGATACATTAGTTAAATCTAACTCTAAGGTATTTCTTATCCGAAAAGGAAAAAGAAAAGAAATGACACCAGGTGAGTTTGCCATTTACAAGAAAAAACCTGGCGATGAGTTTGACTTTTCTGAGTTTGATAAAGTGATTGAACCAAAAAAAATAAAGGCTATGTTTAGAGTATTTAAAAATATTTATAAAGCAAGTGGTAGTAGAAGATTAACAATATTAACGGCACGGGCAGCTTATAAACCTGTAAGACAATTCTTAAAAGATGTCGGATTTGATGATGTTTATGTTGTTGCATTAGGAGATGCCAACCCACAAAAGAAATCAAACTGGGTAAAGAGTCAGATAGAAAAAGGATACAATGATATATTATTTTTAGATGATTCACCAAAAAATGTAAATGCTGTAAAAAAACTAAAACAAAAATATCCAAATATTAAAATGGATGCTAGGGTAGTCAAGTATGATTAAATTAAAAGAATTATTAAAATTAGATGAGATGGTATTTACTGATACTATTAAAGAAAAGCATAGTAAAAAAATGAAAAGAGAACTCGTTCATATTAGTGAGCCTACAGTTCCTCACAATCCACCACCAGATAATAGTAGTAAAGAAACCTTAAGAGAATTACATTGGTTGTTGGACTACAATAATGGTAAAATATCAAATAGTGTTGTTATGAAAGGTGATGATATAAAAAAAGTATTTAAAAAGTATTGTGATGAAAGTAAATTAGAATATCCAAAAGAATATATTAACGAGTTAATCAAGGATAGTGGTAAAATAATATATAAACTAAAGTATAAATACAACAGACCAAGACCATTTCAATTAGGTGAATTTTATAACATACCTGATTTCAAAATACATAATTTAGATAGTGCAAAAACACCATCATACCCAAGTGGTCATTCCACACAAGGTATTTTTCTTGCAAAAGTATTTGGGAAAAAATATCCACATCACAAAAAAAAGTTTATGGAGATTGGAAAAATGATAAGTAATTCAAGATTAATGGCAAGAGCACACTATCCAAGTGATACCGAGTTTGGTGAAAAACTTGGTGAATTACTTTTCATAAACTTAAAATAAATCCCTACTTCCACATTGGTTTTACCATCTACAAATATTTATTACTATGAGAAAACGCCATTGGAACAACCGAAAAAATAGGCCTTGTCCTGACTGTGGAAAGATGTTAACCTACACAAGAAAGGATAGTTTCGATAGGGCGGTTGGTAATAATTCTGTTTGTAAGTCGTGTGCACAAACCGATAGAAAAGTTACATTGGAAACTATTGAAAAAATGAAACAACCTAAGACTATTCAACATAAGAAAAAGATTTCAAAGTCAATTACTAATTGGTGGGAAGAACGAAAAGATGATAGAGAGAGTAAATGGCTAAGATAGGATTAAAACAATTAGATAGTATCCTATCGGGTTCATTACAAGTCTCAGGTAGTTCAGGAGTCACGGGTTCTTTATCAGTTGCAGGACAGATAAGTGCAAGTGGAGTCATAAGTGGTTCTGATATTTATGCAGCAAATACAATAACAACTAAAGATATTGTTGTAGGAGCAGCTACTAACAGATTGGATATCGGTAGTACTATTGTAGTAAATGATGGTAATAATAGAGTCGGAATGGGAGATACAGCACCATCATCACCTGATACAGAATTACACATAAAATCTGATACACCAGTAATCACCTTACAGAGAACCAATAATAATCAAAAAAGTGCTATTGATTTTCAAGGTTCAGGTGGTTCGGTTGGTTCATCAATTGAGTTCGTTGCCGATACCAATGATTTATCTTTTCAAACATTTGATGGTGCTAACCCTCATGAAAAATTAAGACTCGAAGATGGTGCAGATGGTAATATAAAAGTTTCGGGTAGTACACAGATTACTGGTTCCTTAAATGTAAGTAGTGATGCAACAGTAGATGGGGATTTACTTGTTACAGAATACATCAAACATAAAGGTGATGTAAATACATCAATCAGATTTACTGATAATAGGATAAGATTTGATGCTGGTGGAATGACTTTCATAGGAATACATGATGATGATAGTGCACCTTTTACTGCTACAATTAATCCAGGTTCGAATAAAATTAATTTTAAGGCCATGGATGAAAATAATGATGTTCTTCTAAAAACTAATTCTGAAACATTCAAAGTTGAACTATATTATGCAGGTAGTGAAAAACTAACAACAGAAGTAGGTGGTATTAATGTAACAGGTCATGTAACCGCTAGTGGAAACATAAGTGGTTCAGCGATTTCAACTGGTTCGTTTGGTGAACTGATAGTTGCAGGAAATATAACAGCACAACAATATATAGTATCTTCATCAGTAACACAATTAACCACATTACAACGGAGTGGTTCAACAATATTCGGTGACTCAACTGATGATACACACCAATTTACAGGTTCAATTTTACTTGGTAATGGTACAATAAGTGGGTCACAATATTCTACGGGTTCATTTGGAAAACTAATTGGTGATGGTAGTGAAATAACTGGTATTACATCAGTTACTTCTGAGTCTATACAAAATTTAAGGGTTGGTATCGTAAGTGGTAGTGAGCAAGTATCATATGATGGGAACCGAAGGGTTTTAAATACCGACTTAGGAGATTTATTCGATAATAATTTCAATCCTGGTACAAGTGGAAGTGTAGTTGATTTTCTAAATGCCGTATTTTATCCAAATACTCCACCAAGTATTTCAGGTAGTGAGTTCGACCTCAATGAGTTCGAAGTTAGTGGTTCATCCGTTGGTACGATAACAGCAACAGATTCGGAAGCACTTGCAAGTGAAATATCTTTTGCCGCACAGAGTGGATATAGTGATAACTTTTTTAAGATTCATAGTGGTAGTGGGGTAATATCTTTAAATACAATGTCAACTGCTAGTATGAATACTACGGAAAGACCAAGTGATTCTGCACAAGCTCATCCATTTTTAGTTCAAGTAAGTGATAATATCACAACTTCTCAGGCAACAATTTTTATACGAGTAATACCAAATACAGCACCAAAATTTAGAACTTCAAGTGTTGGTGGTACAGTAATTACTGCTAATACTGGTAGTGTAAATGAAAATACAAGTGCTGGAACAACCGTATTGACAATGTTTGTGACAGATGATGAATCGGATTCAATCACATTGTCACCGATGAGTCAAAGTGCAAACAATCACTTTAGTTCAAGTTTTACCGACATATCAGGTGGAAAACAATTATTATTAAAAACCAACACAGGTAGTTTTGATTTTGAATCAATAAGTTCATATAATTTAGCCATAAGTGCATCAGACCAACATTTCGGTAGTACACAAAGTTCAAGTGCATTTATTACAACTCTACCAATATTAGTTAATGTGACTAATAACCAAGCACCAACAATGGCAAGTCAAGTTTTTTCAATGAATGAAAGAAGTGGTAGTTTTCCTGATATTGGTTTGGGTTCAAATACTAATTCCGTAACAACGGTCGGAACCGTAACCACAAATGATAATGAGGGTGATACGGTAACTTTTACAGCACTTACATTAGCAAGTGGTAGTGGTGGTTCAAATACAGGTCAAAATGACCCAAGTAATAGTCCATTTCAAATTACAAGTGCTGGAGTATTACAATTAAAGGCAGGTCAATTTTTAAATTCGGATTCTTTTGATAGTTACCAATATCAAGCAACATATAAAGATAATTTTAATGACGCAAGTTCAAGTGGTGTACTTACGGTAAATATAACTGATGATGTAACACCAAGTATAACAACTAATGTGAGTGGTAATAGTTTTCATATAATTGAAAGTGCACAGAGTGGTTCAAGTATTCGTGTCAATTCAAATGGTAGAACAGGAACTGTAGCAGATATAGGTTCAAATCAAACCGTATTATTTAATATAACTCCAAGTGGTTCACTTCCATCCAAAACAAAAGATAGTGGTTCTTTAGGTATTAGTTCAACAGGTAATTTGTCCGTAGCATTCGATGTAAGTAGTTCAAGCTACAATTCCAATGTTGGAAATGTACTATCGGGTAGTGTGACCGTAACAAATGCTTTTGGAACAACCAATACTACAAATATAAATGTTAGTATGAGTATTAATAACGCACCAACACCTTCATTCAGTAATACAAGTGCTAATTTAAATACAAATGGAGCAAGACCAAGTAATACATTAACCACTATATCATTTAGTGATACGGAAAGTGATACATTAAACCATGATACATTTACATTCACAGACCCAAGTGGTCAATTAAATACTTTAAAAGATGGTGATACCTATTTAGTTAGGGCGACCACAAACTTGAGTGGTTCAACAGACTATGAAATGACAGCCTCAATCAAAGACGAACATGGGTTCAGAACAGGAACTACAAAACACGATATAACAATAGCAATGGCACCGATTGGTACATTAACCACAAACGGAACATTTAGAATAATAGAAAGTGCTACAAATGGTGCATTAATTAGAACAAATGCAAATGGTTTAACTGGTACTCAAGCAGATGTTGGTGTGACATATTCACCACAACTAAATTCTGCAGCAGTAGC